ACGAGCGCTGCAATGCGGGTGAATAGCAGTCCGAATATAGGAGCGATTGCTTCGCGGTCGAGGTTTTTAAGGAGTGGGTATTGTTGTCCTGTTTTAGCTATTGCCAAAGGTGTGAGTTCCCCAACCTGTACTATTGTTTCTAATATCCTCTGCTGTTTGTCGTCCTGCAACGTAGGGAGGTTTTCCGCTTGGTGGTGTGTAATGGTTTGTGGGTGTGATGATATTTCCATATTCGTCGATGATTGTTTGTTGTGGTGATTGTAAGGGGGCTTGTGTGCTGTGTAGCCACTCGGCTTCAAATCCTTTCCACTGTTTTTGTACTATGATGCTCAGTACTGTGTTTATATCCTGATTTGTTTTTCGCACCTGCTCAATGAATGTTTTAAAGGCGCGCTCGGTATTGATGGCTTTCTTCGCCTTTCGTATCTTTAACCACTCGTCTACAAGTTCAGGAGCAAAGCCTTCTGATAGCATTGCCTTTCTGAAATTGAAAGGAGGGGGGGCGGGCGCAACTGGGGGGGAGGTTTCTTTTTGTGCATTTAAAGGCTGATTGTTTTCCTCCTCTCCAAAATCTGTAAGCGTGCTTTTTTGTTTCTTTTTTTCTAAAAAAGAAATATCATTTACATTTACATTATCATTTACATTTACATTAAGGGGGCAATTGCTTTTTTTGCTTTTTTCAAAAACCAATTGTTTTTTTTGCTTTTCTTTGCTTTCTTCTAATTCATTGGTTTTCAGTGGTCTTCCTCCTTTTGCTCCTGCTTCTTTTCTCTTTTCTTTGATTGATATATACTTTTGTGTATCCCTATCAATCGTTTGTTTTACAAATCCGAATGCTACTTTTGCAAGTGGTTTTAGTTCAATCAAGTTACCATATATGGCATATTCCGTAATAGCCTGATAAACTTCCAACTGAACCTCACTTGGCAAATCCCGAATGACATTCAACCAATCTTTGTAAAAAACAAATGTTTCTCTTTCCATAGTGTAGGTATTAAAAAACTCCCCTTGCCCTTAACTTGCTCTCAGGACAATGGCACGCCAAATAATAACGCTCGCCAAAGACAAGGGGAGACAAATGAATGAAATATTAGACTGCTTGTTTTTGCGCTGCCTCTGCTTCGTCTATAAGGTCAAAAAGCGTTGGCATACTTACTTTTTGTTTTGCTGCCTCGCAATAGGCTGCACCGTCTAAAAAGTATTGCGGATTGAGTTCAAAACCTACTCCATAACGACCTTTAAGCACTGCACGATAGGGTACTGTCATTAGCCCTCCAAAGGGGTCTAATACTACATCACCCTTGTTGCTCATCTGCTCAATTACACGGTCGGCAATATCAAACTGCATTGGGCAAAGATGCATCTCTTTTCCTTTGCTCCATTGTGAGCCATTTAGGGTGAGCATACGGGTTACATCCGTCCATACTTCTTCGCTCCAACTTTGAGGCTGTAAGAGCATAAACGAGGTGGGAAGTTTACCGTGTAGGTCTAATGTTTCGGCTATTTTTACATTGAAATCGTGGTTATAGATTGTTTCTAATGAAAAACGCTTGTACTCTTTGAAAATTACATCGTGAGGTAGTTTAGCCAACTCTTCGGGCTTTAAACAACGGTTGCCTGAGGAGCGTGTAAATCCGTGTGCGTCTATTTGCCACTTGGCCCTTGTGTAGTCTTTTTTGCTCTTAATTACGGGTTCATCAGCATAAGCGTTAGTTTTATCGGTTGCGGGCTTTCTGAATAGTAAGAGATATTCGGGCATTCCTACTCCCATTTTAGTACCGTCTTTGCATTGTTCGCTCCACCCTAAGCGGTAGGTTTGACCATTTTCACGAACTACATCAGTAACGATGGTTTTCATACCCATATAGGCGAAGCCGTGCTTGGTGTAGTGCTGTATGCAATCTACGTGAAAAGGGTAGACGGTTTGCACGCCCATTCCTGATAGCCCCATTGGTACGATACGGTCTTTTACGTGTATGGCAGCTATCCTGCCAGGTTGCAGCACTCTGAATAAGTTAGGGGTGAGATAGTCCATTTGTTTAAAAAACTCCTCATTGCTTTCAGAGTGTCCAAAATCAGCATAATTAGGGGAATACTCGTATTGGGTGCTGAAGGGTATTGAGGTAAGGATAAGCCCTACACTGTTGTCTTTTAGTGCGTGTGGGTTTTCGTTAGGATTGAGTTCTACTACATTGTCGTTATTTACGATATGGTAGTAATCATTTTTTATCTCAATACGCTCCACGCCTATTTTGCGGGTGAGCACCTGAGCCATTTCAGAATGAGAAAGTCCGTATTTTTTAATTATTTCGGTCATATTCTTTACGAGTTTGTTATGGTTTTTCCACTTGTTTTCTAAGGTTTTACGCACATTGCGTTCAGCTTCTGTATAGATTAAATCTACTCGCACCACGTTCTTCTGTAGGAAGCGTTGCAGGCGGTGTATAGATTGAATAAAGTCGTTAAACTTATAGCCTATCCCTAAGTATATTGCCCAACTGCAATACCGCTGAAAGTTACACCCTGAGCCTGCTATCACGGGTTTTGCTCCTAACTCTTGTAACTCGCCATAAGAGAATTGCTTTATTATCTCCTCACGCTTTTCAAAGTCCTGAGAACCGTATATTGATTTTAGCGTTGGGATAGCCTTTTCGATAGCCTTGCGTTCGCTCTCTAAGTCGTGCCATATTACACGATGTGCTTCAGGGTCTTCAGCACGGAGTTCTAACATTTTAGCGATACGGTCGTCTAATGATTCTCGTTTTTCTTGTGCTGATTGTTGTAGCCCCAGTGCAGTGTCTTTAAATAACTTTCCTTGTCCGTCTTTTTCTACCCCTGCATTTTCGTGATTAGTAGGTATTTCGTGCCAACGCAAATCTAAGTCGGGGAGTATGTAGCCCATATCGTCTGCTTCGTTTTGGGTAATATCAGAAGGCTTTGTAACGAAAAGCCCCCAAGAGGATACCCATAACCAAAACTCCTCTTCTTTATGAGCGTGCAGGGTGAGTTTGTCTGCTTTGGTACTATCACGTTTAAAAAAGCGTGTTTTGGCTTGCGATACATCCATCACCCCTAAGAAGTCGGCATACGCTAATAACTCTATATAATCATTAGGGGAGGGAGTGGCTGTGGCTACAAATCGGTATTTGATATTGTCAGCCCCTCTACGCTGTTGCATAGGACCAGCGTCGCCTGTGAATAACCTCATAAACTCACGGAATGTTTTAGAGCCTCCTAAGCCCCTGAGGATACTCGCCTCATCAAGGCTTGCCACTTGAAAGTGTCGAGGGTCTAATTTGCCATCTCTGATACTTTCATAATTGGTTAGGTAGATACCGTCCTTATCGTCTGTTTCCTCGATACGGCGTATAAATTTAGGGGCTACCTCCCAGCCGAGAATGTTCTTAGCGTCTTCGACAAACTCTTGTCGTACGGATAACGGACAAACTATTAATCCTTTGCCTCCTCCTAACTTTTGAAGGACTACCCTAACAGCTTCCAGCTGGGTAACGGTCTTGTGAAGCCCAAAAGAGGCAAAACAAGCACGCCTACCACCTTCGACCATCCACTTTACCATAAGGCGATTGTGGGGCTTCATTCGTGGGTTAATCTCATCGAGCGAGCATTCAAACCCTTGTTTAGGAGCGATTTTGATTTTGTTCTTTAAAAACTCTTGATACTCATTCATTTTGATTTGAAATTAGAGATTTGAATTAGATTGCCGCGCGCTCAATCTCCTTTCAAATCGGTTATACAAATTAGACAGCTTTTTAGGCATTTGGTAGGGGTTGGTTATTAGGCAGTTATGCTGTTTTTTGTGCTGTTTTATCGTCTTAAATAGCCCTCTTTTTAGACGGGTTTTAGACATTTGGTTAGGCAAATTATAATATTGATTGCTTTAAAATATCCTCTACCAGATTTGCTGTATCCTTACCGAATTTATAGGTTAAGAACTCACAAAGGCTCATATCCTCTTTATACTCATCAGGGTATAATTGTTGTAATTGATTGTCAAAATCCATATAATCAAATATCGGATAACCAAAAACATAACAACAAGCATCAGGCTTCAGTTGTATCCCTATGATAGATTGCAGTTTGCGAGTTAGTCTTATAAGTTGTTCTCGTGTCATAATTAGGTGTTTTTATGCTTTGTATTGTCTAATAAAGTTACTTATTTTTTGTTGGGGTACATTGTATTGTTTTGCTAATTCGTACATAGGTACATTTCTTAAAAATGCTTCTACTATCTCTTTGCCAAAAGGTTCGAGCAGCTGATATACCTTATCCTCTTGAGAAATAAGCGGCTTTATCTTTCCATTTTCGTCTATTCGCTCTTTTACAAATGTCGATACAGTTAGCCTATGCACTCCGAGCAGTCGCCCAATAGCCGAGTATGATATATTTTTCTGTAGCAACTCGTATATTTTCTTTTCTTGCCCTGTTAGTTTGGTTTTTTGGCTCTTAGCACCAACAGGTCTGCCTAATACGACTCCTTCAGCTTTTTTGCGTGCCAATGCTTCTTTGGTTCGTTGGCTGATAAGATTGCGCTCTATTTCGGCTGATAAACCAAAGGCAAATGCTAATACCTTACTACTAATATCATCACCTAAACGATAATTGTCTTTGATAGTCCAAATTTTAATCTGCTGTTCCATACAGTAGTTTAGTATGCCCATTATCATTAGCAGGTTACGCCCCAAACGAGATAGCTCTGAACAGATAATGATATCGCCTTTTTTTGCTTTTTTTAGCAGCTTTCCTAAATCGCGTTTAGATGGATCTTTAGTACCTGAAATACCCTCGTCTGAAATCCATTTATCTACTATCATTTTGTTGCTTTCACAAAAATTATTTATCTCAAAACGCTGATTTTCGACAGTTTGTTTGTCTGTGCTTACGCGTATATATCCGTATACCATAGTTATTGTATTTCTAATTGTACTACAAAGCCAAGTTTCATTAAATTCTTAGCTTGAGTAGTATTCATTACTTCATCATTATAGGCATAGATAGTGTGCTTGTGCGGTTCTACTCTATAACCTTTGCATTTGAGGCGGTAAGTATTATTGTATATCTTCCGCTTTTCAGCCGACACCTTATAGGTCGTTTTTACCTTGGTAGTAGCACTTATCGGAACTACCTCGAAGAGGAGGTGAGGAAGGTGTTTTTGTTTTTGAACTCTCTTGCTCTTCTTTGGAAATCGGCGATGATTCGCTCTCTTAATTCGTTTTCGTCCCATAGTTGTTTTTTCTTTTTCTGCTTAGTTATTGGATTGCTTTCTACATTGGTATTCAATAGTTGGCGCAAGCGTTCTCGTTGGGTATTATCCAACGCCTGGGCAACCTTGTATACAGTTTCAGCGTCCATTGAAAAACATTTAATAGTTATACTACATCGCAAAACTGGCGACTGATAACAAAACCTAATAAGATTGTGCGTATCTCTACACGGCACAAATGACAATCTTGGTCGAGATGATAATAAGTGATTCGTTTAAACATAACGTGGAGGATTAAAGGTTAGACTTTTCAAACAGTTTCTCATTAGGTACTCCTGTAATTTCAATCAGTGCACTTCTACATTTTGTAGTGTCAAGTTTTTCATTATCGTTATCTATATACCTATTTATGGTATCATATCCAACGCCAATAGCTAATGCAAGTTGCATTCTTCTTGTTTGTTTTTTTCCTTTTTCAGAAAAAAAGTAAATAACTTTCTTGGTCAATTTCATATAAATCTATAATTTTACCGCTGTAGTCTTACATTGGTAGTTTTACAAGTGCAAAGATAAAGAAACTTTATCTCATAATCCAAATTTTAAATAAAGTTTCTTTATCTGTATTTTGTATCTTGCTGATTATCAAATAAATATTTTTTGTTATGGATAAAAAAAATATTAAAAAATTCATTTCATATTTAAAGAGTATAGGAAATGTAAAAACTCAGGAAGAGTTTGCTTTAATAATTGGTTATAAGAGTGAATCTGCTTTTTCACAAGCGATAGCAAAAAGTCCTATTCCTATAGATACATTTGATAAGATAAAGAAAGTTTATCCTGAATTTGAAGATTTTTTATATGGAGAGTATCATTTAGAGCCTAAGAATTGGATCATTGATGATTTGAGTCGCTATGAAAGTTCTAAACATAATACAACATCATTAGAAAGAGTTGGACTTCGTTTAGATGAAATTTGTAGGGTAAAAAATATAAGCCATCAAGATTTGGCTAAATTGATAAAAGTAAATTACGGTGAGTTAGTTACATTTATAGCTGGTAAAAAATCTATCCCTGCAAGTGTCTTAGAAAAAGTAATGGAAATGATACCTGAAATTAGACCTATTTGGTTAATACTTGGATACGGTTCTGTTTATAAAGAAGTTGCTGAAAATAAAGATGAAGAAATAAAATTATTGAAACAGGAGATAGAAGAATTAAAAAAACGCACTAATTCAACCGAAAATGTGGATAGAAAAACCGCATAAAAATAAATCTAAAGCTATTAATTTTTACCCTAAAAAATAGATAAAACAAATACTAATAACGCATACAAATCACCATATTTTTGCGTATTTTTTTACTTTTGTAGTGTTGTGAATCAGAAAATTATAAATTTAAAACAATATTGTTTTAAACTCATAACCCGAAGGTCACTGGTTCGAGTCCAGTTCCCGCTACAAAAGTGGTGTAACTAACTTATCTATAGTTAGTTACACCAAGTTTTTTAAAATAACTGGGTCTGATTTGGGGCTTTTTCTTTGCGCCGTTTTACGGCAGTGAGAGGTAGCCCTAAATAAAAAAATGCCTAAAAACGAAAAAAACACTTCTTCACGTATTATTTACGTAGATTATAAGCCCGCAGTTCTACAAAAAGGGCAAAATGACCAATGGCGCATTGTTTTCTTTGCCAAAGTGCCCGCCCAAAATGAGTTTAAACGTTTCCGCAAGCGCGTGCCTCCCCTCTCCCCTACTCGCGAACGTGAGAAATACGCTAAAAAGATGATTGCCGCTATTAACCAGAAATTAGATAACGGCTGGTCGCCTTTTTACGAAGATACCAATGTAAAATACAAATCAGTAGAGTATTGCGCTGAACTATTCCTAAAAATGCAACAGCGAGAAGTAGAAGAGGGTGTAAAACGTACGGATACATTGCGCTCTTATAAGTCTTTTCTTGATTTATTTTTAAAATACCTAAAAGACAAAAAACTAATGCTTAAATTTGTGATTGAAATTGATACTTATATCATTCAGAATTATTTGGATTTTTTGTTTTTTGAAAAGAGAAACAGCGCCAGAACGTATAATAATCATTTGAAGTTTCTTAATACATTCTTTCTATGGTGTAAAGCGAAGACTTTTATTAATGCTAACCCTGCTGAAAGCATAAAACCTAAAAACAAGGTACAAAAGAAGCGTGAAGTACTATCTGGCGAGATTAAAGATAAGGTAAGAACGCTACACGATACGAATTTCCACTACTACGTGCTGTGTATGCTTACCTATTATTGCTTTATACGGCGTACGGAACTGACAAAGCTAAAGGTGGGCGATGTGTACCTGCACGGTGGCTATATAGTAATTGACGGTGAAAACTCTAAAAACCGAAAAACAGAAAGCGTTACCATTCCCGATGTGTTTTTGCCAGACCTCGCCCTGCACCTAAGCAAGGCTAAAAATAGCGATTACCTCTTTAGCGCGAATAAGTTTAAAGCTGGTCCTACTCCTATTACTCCTAAAAAGATTTCGGACGAGTGGGCTAAGTTTCGCAAACTACATAAGTTTGATAGCAAATACCAGTTCTATTCTCTGAAAGATACGGGGATTACTGACCTGCTCAACAGTGGTATTCCTGCTATTAAGGTACGTGACCAAGCACGACACTACGATTTGAAGATAACTGAAAGCTACACCGCCCGCAATAAATTTGCCGATGAAACTGTGAGAGCTGCCACGTTTTCTTTTTAATGTTTGATGACGGTTAGAACGTGTTTTTTTTGTGTGATTTGTGTGCAGAGGGCGTTTTTAGGTATTAATGATTTGATTTTCAGCGAAGTATGCTGCACACAAACTGCACACAAATTTTATTTTTGCACATAAACTTACCATTTTGCACATAAATTTTATTTTTTTTGGGCGCGGGGTGCGGCAACAGGGAAAAACAAAAACTCCCCCGCTGGGTGGCGAGGGAGAAAAAAAAGCCTATATTTGTGGCAAAAAAAATGATGTTATTTATTGATGATAAGGAAGCACCAGCCGAATAGGTAATAGCGTTTTTCGGTGCGTCCGCTTTCTAAATGATGTATGGTTAGGGTTTTCATAGGGCTAACAGGGTTTAGAGGTGGTGAAATAAGGGCTTAGTACCTCGATAAAGGCATTTAGACTGTTTACGCCGCGTGCAATGCCGTATGGT